GTATAACCATCACTTTCAAAAGTAAATGATCCAAAGTCCGTTTCAGGGCCTAGTGGAGTAAATTTACCTTTGAAACTAAGGGTGACACCTGGAAGTGTATTAGCCTCTTCGTCTGGAAGTATTTGATTGCATTGGACATAATTGTCACCATTGCCTATTTCAATCGGCCCAGAGGTCGCATATGGAACAGCATCGCCTAAATTAGGTGAGTTACCTAATACAGTTGATTCGTGTTGATAGATAAACCCAGCGTTATCTGCTGAAGTTGGAAAATCAAAGACACCTTGGTCAACCCAACAACCTCTATCTAGTTCACCAATAGACCAAACATTTTCACCATAATTCCAAATCACATATTTGTTTGGTGCGTATTGTAGTTCACCGCTTGGGAATCCCCACCATATTTCATTAAAGCTAGAATTGTGTCCACCCCAACAAGCTTTTCTCCCTGGCAAATTAAGTAAATCGTAAACATAATCATGCACTTCACATTGTATTTCTCTTACAGTGCCATCATAAATAAAGAAAGAATTTTCACCCATCCATGCTAGGAAATTACCAGTAGAAACAATAGATCTTCTACTGACTGCTTTACAGTTAGTTCCAGCATCAGCAATACCATAAACAAAAGGTGAGCCTGCATAGAACATTCTGCTGATACCTGTATCACTAAAAATGATAATGTCATTACCAAATGAAGCCGCCATGATAGCTCTGCCACCTGTAGGTATTTGTAAATCACCTGCGGTGTTGGTAGCTTTAGATGTCCAGTTGGTATTATCTTCTCTATCTGACCATGAAATTTTTCTTGGATCTCCGCCCGAACCAATAGCAACCAAATGTCTTTCATTGGTCACAATAATTGATTGACACCCTGTGGGTGCATTGGTCACGACTGTTCCTATGGTATCGGCTGTACCGCCTGAATTGGGTCGCCATTTATAAATTTTGCCATCACCAGAGAAACAAAAGATTAAATGCTCTCCCCAGTTGTCAAAAGAAAAATGACCTGTATCTAAAGGTAAGCTTGATTGTGAACGAGCATCACCATAGTCTTCTACGCCAAAATGATATGCACCATAACCAAGAGGATCGGCATCTCCATCATTAACAAAACCCGATGGTGTAATATCAGTCCAGGTGTTGTCGTATAAAACATAAACCTTTTCTGTTGTACCAACCGCTAATATAGGTTCACCCAAGTTATCGTTGTAAGCATACATTCCAATGGGTGATCCATCTAAGGCTGTTTGTCTTAGTTTTGTCCAGCCACCTATAGGTTTAAGGTAGCCATTTTCAAAGCGAACTAAATTTCCATCGACCCAACGACCTTTGTTGCCATAGTCAGTTCCATTTTTGACTATGCCTGCTGGGGGTGTTATTGGAAATAATGCCATTTAGCTTTCTAAGGCTGTAATTCTTGCTTCTAGTTCTTGTATGGTTTTGACCAATAATGGCACAAGCTTGGCTTGATCTATGCCCTGATATTCAGGATTACCATCATCATCGACTGCATCTTTTGTACCAGTAATGGCCTCGGGAACTATGTGTGAAACCTCATGTGCAATAAAGCCATCAACCAATGTGTTGTCATCATCAGATATCCAGCTAAACCTTGCTGGCTTGAGTTGTTTTAGTCTTGAGGTTGCATCCCATGTATAGTCTACATTTTGTTTTAGCCTGTAGTCTGAGGATGTGTTAAATGCTGTTGTGGTTGATGATCCAGTTGGTAGAGAAATACTACCTGCCAATGTGCCACTAGAATTGTAAAATGTCTGCACGTAAGCATCGTTAATATTCCAATTGGTTACTTTAAATGCAGCTACCGCATTACCAGTTCCGCCACTACCACCATTATTGTGAAAGTATGCAGCTTCGTTGTTAACACTTTGAACACTTAACTTGCCACCCAAAGTGCTAGATGTTCCTATGTTGACTTCTTGAGAGCTATTAGAAGAATCTGTTAAAAATACTCGATAGCCATCTACAGTAATCATCGTAGATGAAGCATTATCATCAATACCAGTTGAAGTAAATCCTGTCAGCGTACCAACGCTTGTAATGTTAGGTTGTGCTGCTGTTAAAACTGTTCCTGTAATATTACCTGTGACATTGCCTGTGACATTGCCTGTGACGCTGCCTGTTAAATCACCAGTGACATTGCCTGTAACATTTCCTGTAATAGATGTGCTTGCTGTTAGTGTTGTGAATGATCCAGCAGCAGGAGTAGTGCCACCAATGACAGAACTATCAATGACTGCTCCGTCTAAGTTCATGGCCACCGAAGTACCAGTGGAACTAAATAATCCATCTACTGTATCGAGGTCAGTATTTATTTTTGTTCCCCAGGTATTAGTAGATGCACCTACCTCTGGTTTTGTTAAATTTAAGTTTGTTGTATATGTGTCTGCCATAATATTCTATTTTGTTAATTTGGACTTAATTTAATCAATCCACTCTAGTTTCTTTCTATTAATTATAAAGCTAATAACCTCTATCAGGATAATTATTTCAAGAATTGTTAGAAATGTAATCCTTACCAGTGGCAATCGCATCTGTATAGCTAGACTTATCTGATGAGTCTCCTGCTACATCGGGTTCTGTATACTCAAGTATAAGCTCAAGATGGTCTACATTTTTTTGTACCATGTCATTTATCTCTGCTTGCTCCACGCCCTCTACATCATGTGAACCATTATCAATTGCATTAATTAAATCAACGCTATCGGTTGCTGCTGTTAGTACTTCTGATACTGTTTTCATTTTATTCTCCTAGTTGTGATTTAAGTGTTTCAACTTCTGCTGAAAGTTCTTGTATAGCTTTTACCATCATAGGCATTAAGTTGCTTGGTGCTACTTGTTGAATATCATCAATTCTTTCAGCCCAAAGATTATTACCATTTGCCACTTCAGAGTGAGCATCAATAGTAGCTTTCATTTCTTGAGCTACAAAACCATGATAGGTTTTACCTGCCACTCCATTTACAGGGTCAGTGCTATCTGCATCGTAATAATGTTTAAAGTCTTTTGATATTGCATTTTTAGCCTTCCAAGTATAAGTCACTGGGCGTAAATCATTTATAAAACTAAGACCTGCTGTAGAGGTTAAAATGTTTTCTTTAAGACGTTCATCTGAATGAGCCGCCCAAGAGGTGTCACTACCATCAATGTTTATTGTTGCACCATTACCACTAAGACCCACTGTAGCTGTATTATTTCCCTGCCCTAAAGCATAACGACCTATAACAATCTGACCGACACCAGCAGCAGAACTTGTTCTTGCATAAGCACCTATAACAGTATTGTCAGTTCCTGTTGTTATTTGATTTTGATAGCCACCTGCATAATATCCAACAGCCGTATTGTCATTCCCTGTGCTAACACTTGCTAAACATCGGCTGCCAATTGCTGTATTTGTATACCCAGTTGAAGCTGACCCAAGAGCAGCATAACCTAAAGTTGTATTGTCATTTCCTGTCGTTACATAAGACCCTGAAAAAGTACCAATAATTGAATTTCTAGTTCCTGTAGTGTTTCTTGTTCCTGATAAATAACCCATTGCTATGTTGTAACTTGCTGTGGTATTGGCATCAAGAGAACCATAACCAATGGCCGTGTTGTAATTTCCTGTAGTATTTGCATACATTGCATTAGACCCTATCCCTACATTAGCAGCACCAGTTGTATTCAATATCATCGCATAACGACCAATTGACACATTATCACCGCCTGTTGTAGAAGCATCTAAGGCTGCATATCCTATCGCAACATTGTGACCACCAGTGGTACAACTTCTACCAGCAGAAGAACCAAGAGCAGTATTTTGTGTACCTGTCGTGTTTGCTGATAAAGCATTATAACCAACGGCTGCGTTGTTAGAAGCTGTGGTGTTTGCGTTCAAAGAATTGTAACCAACTCCTGTATTTTGTAAGCCTGTTGTATTTAATAGTAAAGTTCCGTAGCCTATCGCTACATTATTATAACCAGTAGAGTTTGAGTTCAAAGTTCCATAACCTAGAGCAGTATTCTTTGAGCCAGTAGTATTTGAACTTAAAGCAAACGTGCCAAAAGCAGAATTGCTATCTCCTGTAGTTAACGCTGCAAAGACATCTACACCAACCCCAGTATTGTAGTTAGCTGCATCAATCGTGCCTGTGGTTGTATCTCCAATCATTATGGAAGATGTGCCAAAAGTTTTTACACTTAGCTCTAGTAATTCGTTAGGTATCTTTGTATTTGCCATTCTATCCCTCTAGTGTTTCTATTCTTGCTTTTGCAGCATCTAATTCTGTTTTAAGTTCTTGTATAGCTTTTACAAGCATTGGTAGCAATGCTGTTGGTGCAGCAGTGTAAATTCCATCGTCAGTTTCTTTATATATTTGGTGTCCTAAATCGCCTAAGTCTGAATAGTTTGCTACAGTGGCTTCCAATTCTTGTGCAATAAAACCATGCATATCTATACCATCACCAGTATCTTGAACCCTGTCCTCTGAATCAGCTTCATGTATATTGGGAAACAAGGTTGAATCTACATCCTTTTTCTTTTTCCAATTGAATTTGACTGGTCTTAAATCATTTATAAAATCTAAACCCACTGGCTCATCTACAATGTTGGTTTTAAGTCTTTCGTCTGAAGTAGAACCCCAAGTTGTTGAACCCATAGAAACATAAGTTCTACTAGAGCTTGAACCAAAAGTTGCATAACCTTGACCAACCCCTAAAACATTTCTGCCAATAACAACCTCACTATTAGTGCTTGTATTTGCAGGACTAGAATATGCACCCACGATAGTATGATAATTTCCTGTGGTTATATATCTTGCACCAATTCCTATTTCAACATTTTCTGAGCCTGTGGTTATATTTTTACCTGCATCTGCTCCTACAGCAGTATTACCTGTACCTGTGGTATTTGCTGCCAAACAATCTGCTCCAACACCTGTATTATTATTAGCTGTCGTATTAGCTATCAATGCTCCATACCCTATCGCAGTGTTACTAGCACCCGTGGTACTTGCATACAAAGCAC